TACAGTGAATCAGCCCCAAGTGACTGATTTTCAAAGCTTTTATCTTGGCTCGCAGCCGCACGTGTCGAAGAAGTGTCGAAACCATCCAACGGATTGAACCGCACAGCTTCCTTAAAATGCGACGGTGACAGGTGCGCGTAACGCATGGTAACGGCCAACGACGAATGCCCCAGGATCTTGCTTAACGTCACGATATCCCCACCGTTCATGATGAAGTGACTGGCGAATGTGTGCCGCAGCACGTGGCTAGCCTGACCACGAGGCAAGACAATCCCGCTGGCCTTAAGGGCATTACGGAACGCACGCATCGCAATAGCAAAACGCCCCTTAACTTCAAGATAAGCACTCACCCGAGCCGCCAATTCAGGACTGATGGGAACAGTACGGACCCGCTTGGACTTCGTCTTAACAAAGGTCACCGTGTCATTGCGTACACGCTCAACACGCAAACCTTGAGCCTCAGACCATCGAGCACCCGTAGCCAAACAAACCTCAGCGATCAGACGCACGCTACTGGATCGACTTTTGTCCAAGGCATTGAGTAGCGTACGAATCTGATCAACCTGCAAAAAGGACAGCTCAACTTCCTGAAGCTTAAGCGGCTTCACCTTGGCCAATGGATTTACATAGTCGATATCGCCAAGGCGATACAATTCGTTGTAGACCGTCTTGAGAAACGACAACCGGTTATTCACCGATTTAGGCTTGGCACCGGCTTCCAGTTCCCGGCGACGCAGATCAACGATATCCGCGCCAGTAAGCTTGCGAGCTACCGGATCACCTAATCGCTTTGCCATCAACTGCAGTAAATTTGCACGACGTCGCCCGCCTGTAATGGCATGGCCATGCAGCTTGTACCACTGCTGAATCAATTCGCTGAGCTTGCGATTGTCCCGCGGCTTAGGGTTCCAGCTAGCAGGCTGAATACACTCAGCACGACGCGTCGCTTCAAACCGAAGCGCCTCCGCTTTAGTTTTGACCGTCTTGCGAAACCGCTTGCCCTTCACAGGCTCAACATCGACTTTCCAGCGACCATCCGGCAGTTGTTCGATTGCCATCAGATCGCAACTCCCCATCGGACCACGCGTTCCTCCAGGCGCTCACCGATCATGGCCCGCACGTCTTGAGGCGTCATGCCCTTGTCACGGTAATAGGTGCGGATCAGCGGCCAGAAGGGCAGGCTCTTAAGAGCCTGATACGTCTTTTTTGCGTCCAACCCTTGCCGCGCCGCGAGCGTGATGGCGTTGCCGATCATGAGATCGATGTTCTTGCCGCTGAAGCCCTTGGCGGTCTTGTATTGACGCTTGTAATAGGTCTTTTCGACCAAGGAGCTGACACCCGTCTCGACGGTCACATCGTCGCGCAGCAGCGTCCAGATCGGGTCAATGATTCCAGGACGCGACATGAGGCGGAAACGGCTAAAGCCGTAACGCCATAGACCATCCAGATGGGGCGCAAACTCTGCAAAGGTCCGCGTCTCAATGAACTGGCCAGATTCAGTGGAGCAGCTCCCGGCTGCAAACTGATCGACGATAGAGTGATGGAAACGGAACTCAGCACGCCACACCGGTTGCTCAGGGTCGTAATTGTCAGGGTCGTTTTCATCAAAGCTATCGCTACGCTTCCAGACGCTTTCCCAAAAGTCGAGCTTGTCGATAGCGCGAGCCTGAAGCGTCTTGTTGTAGAAGCCGAGCTGACAGGCACCCGCAGAACCGAACAGGAAGGACTGGCCACGGCCATAGGTAGCCGACTTGTCGGCCCACTCGAAACGATTGACGCCGTCGAAGCTGCGAATGGAAGTCGCCTTGCAGTGCATGCGCGCGACCATGTCTTCAGGCGGCGTCCAATTCTGGAAATCGACCGCAATGTGCACCGCGCATTGCTTCGGAACCACGTTGCTCATGGCTTCGCCGGCCAAGCGATCCATGAGCTGCTGAAGACGTTCGGGCTCGTGGGCGTCAATAGCATGGGGAGATACTTCGATCTTCAGGTGCGGCCCGATGGCATCCAGCTTGCGGTTGAAGTTTTTCAGGAGCAGGACCAACCCGAGGCCGGCATTCTGTAGCTTGAACTGGTAACCGCTGTCGCGGCCCACACGGGAGGCATGGAAGCGATAGCCAGCAAAATCGACCATACAGGGCTTGTCACCGAACAGCGCCAGCAGTTCGGGCCGCAGCAGGCCCTCATAGAGCTGGCGAACTGTATCTACGCCACAGCGCAACAGGCGAACGCCTGACAGGTCGGTAAACTTGGCCAGGTGACTATCAAAAAAGAAGCGGCCCTTCGGATTCTCGACAACCTCGCCATCCGCACCGAACAGAACTCGAATTTGATCCTTTGCCATGACTGATCCTTACTGACTGTTATTGACCGTTTTCATTCGTGTGTTATTGACGTGCTACAGGGACGTCACCAGAGCCTCATCGCGGGCGCGCGGCAAGCCGCTTGCGCCCGCGACGAGGCAATCAACTGCTCTAAGCGCTCACAGCAATCCTCGCACCAGTCCGAGCCGTCAGATCGGCTGTCGCATTCGCAGACACGCCAGCCATCGGCCGGCGCAACGATGATCACGCCGTCAGTCGCTTGAATCTCGACCAGGTCATCAGTCATGTCGATCACCACAGATGGCCTGGATTGCCAGATCCAACCGAAACGATATCGGCTGATCGGGATGACGCCTGCTCCCGCGCGCGCGGCATGCCGCTTGCGCCCGTGCCCAGGCTATCGACTGTCCGTTGATCGACGCGGGCGCGAAGCTCAATTGGCCAAGTGCGAGCGACGTAGGCAACACCCTGTTTCTCAAGCAGCAAGCCGTAACCGGTTCGGGTAACGGTCCAGCCCAGGGCACGAATCTCAGCAACACTGAAACGCTCTTTCACGTGATAGGAGCTGTCGAGCAGCTCGACCTCGCCCATCAGTTCCTTACCTTTTTTCTTGCTATCAATGATCGCCGTAGCGCGGACCAGGTGCTTTTGCGCAAGATTGTCCAGGTAGTCAATCGGCGGCGATTGTTCCGCGTCCGAATGCTCAGCCGTGCGACTGGTGACCGTGCCTGAAGCGGTCATTGATGGCGGCTCTGGATTAATCAGGCCAGAGGCAGTATTCACAGGCCGCTCAACAGTGACCGCAGTAGCAGGCTTGGCAACAGCACCGCCAGATCCAGTGAAAAACCCATACAAGTGAACCACGGCATAGATCGCGCCCAGGAACGCGACCGGCACGCCAAGAGACAAAAACTTGGAGTTCTTCAAGACATTGCTGCGGGAGGTCTGATACACGCCACCCTTGACACTCTCGCGTCGATGACTGGAGTAAAGGCCGAAATACTTCGAGTCGTACGAACGAACACCAGAGCCAATCTTCACGAACTTGCCCTTAGCCTGCTTTTGCAGCTGTTCCCATTTGTACTGATTCGGCCTACCGACAGCTTGAAGCTTGAGGAAGTAGATAATGTCCTCAATCCGACTACGAATGATCTTATGCACGTCGTCACGGTCCTGCCCCATGATGACAATTTCAAGTCCGCGATGTCGATGCTCCGTCCAGAACTTCTGCTGATTCAACGGCAACTTGTAATTACCACTGGGGAAGTAATCCTGAATCTCATCCCATACGATCATGGCATTGTCAGGAGTCTTATCGGCAAATTCATTCTTCACCCGCTCGATATCACCTGCTTCGCCATCCTGTTCAGCGGGCTCGATATAAATCAGCAGCATCTGAATATATTCGACAGGTTCCTCGAGCAATTCTGCGAACTTTTCCCAGTTGATACCGCGAATATTGGTCACCACCTGACGACCAGCCTTGAGCGTAGGAAGGATATGAAATACGCACGCCTCATACGACTTGCCCGCTCCCGGCAAACCCTCATGAAAGTGGATAGCCATGGTTACCACCTACCAAGCGTGATGGCCTTGCGACCGAGCCGGAACATAACAGCAGACAGCAACATAGCGCAGGCTTCCGTGATGCCCGACTGGGACAAGAAGAAACCGATGAATTCCATAACCGGGCCAAGCTGATCACTGATAGGCGTAGCCATGAAATCAGGCGGAACGATACTGTTAAGCACCTTAAGAACGCCATCAAGAAGACTCTTGAGCATGCGGATCGGCCAGTCGTCCAGGTACTCAGTGCCGTCATCCCAAAGCCCTTTCCAGAACGCAAGCGTAAAGAATTCCATAATTCACCTCAAAACAAAGCAATACGGAATGACAGAAACGCAGCAGCGGCCAGAATTACAGCCCTGATAGCGTCCCAAGGAATGTTGCCGGAACAAAGCTGATCGATGTCAATATCGAAAACCCAAACGCTAACCGACCAACGCGGACATGCACCCGAAGCGCGGAACGTCAGGAAGTTAGTTGTCTTGGAAGCAATCGGCGTCTGCTTTACAGCGGCTGCAAACTGAGTCAACACACTTTCGAATGTATCATCACCAGGCGTATACCAGTCTTGACCCTCACCGCCTGAACCTTCACCCTCCCCATCACCCAGGCCATCACCGTCACGGTCTGGATTGTAAGAACTACCACATGCCGCACCAGTGCACTTGCTTTCAGTGCTAGTAGTATTGCCATCGGCATCTTTCTGGATAACCGTTGTGGTAGTGGCCGTTTTCGAAGTACAGCTATTAATGCCCGTGCATGTTGTCGAAGTTGCCGTGTCTTTTTTTGTGATGGTAGTAGAGCCATCAGCATGAGTTTCAGTCGTGACTTCGGTACTGATATCTACGCCATTCTTTTTCGGAGGAGTTGAGACGCAAGTCGGAACACCGTTAACAGTTCCGCAAGACTGGCCTTCTTTTTCCTCGCTTTTCTTTGACTCGCAAACTTGCTTATCGCCTGAAGCCGAATAAACACATGGCACATCTTCTTTGATTGTTTCTGGCTCAGTACTTTCATTTGTGTCTTCATCTATCTGGTCACCGGTGCCAGTAGTTGCGCACTGCTGCCCCGTATACGTTGCAGTGCCACGACAGTAATAAGCACCCGCAACGCCCCATTTACAACGATTGTCATGTATTTCTAAAGCGCAGCCGTTCTTACAACCTTGGCGCTGAGTCCCACCAAACCCACCAGAAGAGATAAAGGCGAAACCGTCAGGAGCCGTACCAGACTTAGAAAAGCCCTCATCAATGCCGGCCTTGTCAGCGCATTCATCTTCTTCGGGTGCAGTGCATTCGCCCGTTGTCGAATCATACCCAGTTGTGCCTGGAGGACACGAAGTGCCCCGGCGATTAGCTATGAAGTGGCTCGATTCTTTATGGGGAGCAGGATCGACTTTAGTGTTCGAATAACAGCGGAAAGATACAATCGGGTTACCGGAACCATAGGGGGCAATTCGCGTAAAGGTCCAACCTTCATTGTTAGCATATGCGGCCTGGCATGCAGCGGTTGGCGTTGGGAACTTACGGCCAGAACTATCGAACATCCAATAATAAGTCTCAGCACTAGCGGAAGAATGCCAAAGCAGCAAAACACTCAGTGCCGAGAAAACCCGAAGATAATTGCCCAGGCGCATAGTGCCCCCCAAAAGAATATTCCGAACTGAATCAACATTTGGCACCCCGGAAACAAACGAGGCCCCCGAAGGAGCCTCTGAGCAGGTCAACTCAGTTAACGGAACCAGCCGATAACCTTATTGAAGCCCCACTTCGCGACACCAGGCAGAACCTTGATAGCGGCGATTGCAGCAATGGCAGCGACGATAGTGGTGGCGTCAACTGCGCCGACGATGGCAGAAAAGTCCATATTGTTTACTCCTCGATAGTTACAGGCTCGACGCGTGAGTTGAGATAACCCACTACAACGCCGAATCCCCAGGCAGTTAGCCAAAGGATCAGGGGGAGAGACAGACCCGCCATGAAGGCAGCTCTAACACTCTCAGGTTCGGGCATAGCAAAGAGCGCAGCCAACGTTGGCGTACTGGCGAACTCTTGCGCGGTCATCAGTGCGTATCCAGCGCAGGCTTCTGAATACTCGCCAACGGCGGTCAGAGTTGTTCCAGCGAGTTCAACGCACAGGGCCATTACTTCACCTCACAATGGGTCAAAATCGCTTGTTCGAATGCCCGCTCAATACTCGGCAGAAGTTCGACCATTTGCCAGCTCATTGCCAGAAAGGTAGCAATCCCTCCGAATACAAACGGAATCGACCAATGCCAAAGCAATGCGACGAAGTAACGACGCTTATTCATTTGAAGTTCCTTGCCGACTCAGCGGGGCATCACACCAGCCCCAAAAAGGACGCATAACTCTGAAGTGAAGCCAGATGAAGAACGCGACGCCGACTAACGAAGCAAATACTGTGACAACTAGCGGCTGTTCCTGAATAACTACCCACAAGTAGGAAACAGCCGGATTAACTGCCATGAATATCGCCAGATAGATAACCCAGCCAAAAGCAAAACGAAGTGGCGCTTTCATCTAGCTATCTCCGTCAGGATTTGGCCGGGTCAGCAGCTTTTGCTGTGCTCTGCTGGGCAGCCAGCTTCCGAGCCTCAACAGCAGGATCGGCGGCTTGACGCGCAGCCGGCTGGCTGGACACGACCTTGACGAGCATTTGCGTGTTCGTGGTGCGGCCGAAACGATTGGTGATTGGGCGAATCTGGCTTTCGAAGGTCAGGGCTACCGGGCCTTCGCTCAGGTCGATCTGATCCAGGCACGAGGCATCAGCGGCGTATTCGGTAACTTCGAAGCCCTGAGCATTACCGTTGCTACCCGCAGGAATAGGGGAGAGCGCCTGAACGTTGGCACGGACTTCACCCGTGTCTTTCACCGTGTAGAAGTCTTTTTTGATGACGAACAGGCTGGTGATGGATGTTGCTGCTGGGATTGCGAACATTGCTGCTTCCTCGTTGTTTGCCCTTTTTGGGCTTTCGGTTCCATTGGCCTCTTTTGGCGTTGTTGCCTTGGCCGTTGGCGTTGATTCGTGTTCTGTCTGGCGACCCCTTACGGGGCGGGCTCTACTCGCTTCGCTCACCAAGCCCTTACGGTCTTGGCCCTTACGGGTAACGATCCTTGTCGCTCTTGTCGTCCCGACGCTTAGAAGCAACGTCAAAAGCGCTTCCTCGGCCTCAGGCTCAAGGGCGGGGGTTCCTCGTCCCTCACCCCGACACCATCTATCGGTCGCGGTCGGACCGTAGCCCTACACCTAACCCCCGCAAGGGTCCGCTACGCCGCTTCGCGCCCTTGCAGGGGCTAGGCTTCGGGCTCCTTTGGTCCTGCGACCGACGACGATGGCGACGGGGCGGGGGACGAGGGAGCGGTATTGGCAGACAGGCCGTCAGGGCAGCCAGCCGCCACCCACTGAGCTAGAACAGCACCCCCAAGGGACCAGAGGTCCGTTCCACGGCTGATGGCTTCTTCACTCAAAGCCAATTTCACCGAGGAGGGTGCGACGACGTAAAAACGAACGTCTTTGTCTTCAATTTGCGCAAGGCGGGGCGGAATCATGGTCAGGGCTCCAGTTCAAAGGGCTCGCGTATTGGCACGTAGGGCGCTGGCTTGCCGCTGTCGTGAATAACGTGCCAATACTTCGGGGGACGGGCGTTCGGCTCGTGTTTCGCGCAGGTAAAGCGCGGGGTCACTTGCCAGCGACCACCGACCAACTCGCAAGACGCGGGGCGGCATTGGTCGCATGGTGTGGACGGGCAGGGAGCGGGCTCTGCCGTCGCGATCCTTGACCAGCAGACAGAGCAATCGCAGTTCGGGGCGTGAGGCAGGCGCAGGTACCGCGACAGGGACATGAGTCATTCCCCCACCTCAAAAGCAGTCAATGCAGCTCGCGATGAGACCAACGCATCGTTAAGCAGACCAATATCAGCCGGCACTTTCGCCAGGTACGGCAACAGCTGATCTAACGACGCAACGCACAAGCGCAACGCTTCCACCAGATCGGCCGTAACGATGGGATAGCGCGAATTCAGCCAATCCCTCATCCGAATGGCGTCAGCCTCTCCAACGCTAATGGCGACGGCTTCGCCGAACTCCCACTTCACCCGCGTCAACGCAATGCCATTCTGTACGTCTTCGATCAGCTCGCCCTGAATATTGAATCCAGGGCATATAAATTTCAGGCCATTCATGCCGTCCACTCCTGTTCCAGGAGCCACGCACGAAACTGAACGCAGTTGATCATCCGACGCTTGCCGAGCTTGATCGTGGGAAGAACGCCGCGCTTAGCCCAGGCGCGAGCCGTGTCGCAGGTCACGCCATTGCGTTCAGCCCATTGCTCGATCAGCTCAACATCCTTTTGCACCTCAACGAGGCGGCTAGCGTCTAGGGATTCCAGTTCCATTGTTATGGTCATTCCGGCACTATTCAGGTCATTGGGAAGCCGATTGAACTAGCTTCATGTATTAAGGACATATGCCAATAATACATGAGAATGCTAGCATGTCCATAATACATAAATGGTATTTTCGAATGACTGACGGGGTTTCTGATAGAGCCCTTCTATTGCTGGAAGCGACAAGCCTGAAAGAGCTTGCCGAGGTGAACAGCAAAGAATATGTGCGCTGGCAAAATATAAAGCGGGGCAAAGCGAGAATTAGCGCAGAAGAAATAGAAGCGCTGGCGAACCTATATAAGAACTACCGATGGTGGCTTATTACAGGTGAAGTTATGCCCGACAAAGGGCAAACAAGTCCCGAATACGATCAAGCAAATCGAAACTTGCAAACTCAAAGCGCGGGATAGCATTAACAGAATTAGCAGCTAAAAGATGGTTCCGGCAAAGGAGTGCAAAATGAAAGCAGACCAGGACGATATACCCGAATACATTCGCAACAGGAAAAAAGAAAGCCCATGGCGCTTTGTTGCGATCCTAGGAATAGGGTCCGCAATTTTTTGGGTGCTGGCTATGATGTTTGGAAAACCAATAATCATAGATATAAATCAGATAAAGAACGGCATTCACGTTTCCAGCACACCATGGTTCAACCAAGAACAAGAAAAGCCAGTTGAGCAAACGCAGTATTACCAAACACCACCGCAGCCAAAGCCGACCAGGACAACAGTTCGACACGAACCCATCCAAGAAAAAATTGAGTCGCTAGAAAAATCCTTAAAGATAGAAGCACCACCCGAAAAGCAAACCGTGTTCAACGACAGAAACTACAAACCATCAGGCGCAAAAAATATCGTCCAGGCAACAAGAGTTGTACAGGACGAACAAAGAACATCCACAACGCCAAAAGAAATAGTGGTAGTAGGAAAGGAGAACCGTCCTGAAGACTGGGTATGCTCATATGTAGGGAAAGAAGGAAGCATTAAGCGGCGTGAGTGCAAGATGCGCTATCAGCTCAACAATCGAAATTGA